GTCTGATAATCCGATTGAATATTATCAGCTAGCGTATTTGAATACAAATATATTAGAGTGTCGGAAATTGGGATTTAGTTGCAAATATCTTTCCGTTTCGCGGGCACACCATTTTTCTTATCGGTTCTATCATTTGAAAGGCTTTACTATGTCTGATATCTCTGCTGTTGCTGCTGATGTTGTCGATGCTTCTATTGAAGAGCAGACGGGTTCTACTAGTGTTACTGATGTTGGTGCAGCGATTGTTGCTCTGAACACTCCCGGGGCTGCTTTTTATTCTTCGATCACTGGCACGGACTTTGCAGCTAAGAAGAAGGTAGCGGCTGCTCTTACGTCATCGCTGCCGATTGATGAAAACCTCGGTAAGGTTATTGCGCTGGTTAACGTTATCGTGTTGCCTGTTGAGCTTGCCAACGATCAGGGCGAGGTCAACACTGCTCCGCGTTGTATCCTGCTCGACGCTGACGGTACCGCTTATCACGCTACCTCAGTGGGTATGCTTTCAGCTATCCGTAACCTGCTGGCATCGTTGGGTGAGCCGTCTAGCTGGGAGACTCCGGTAGATGTCAAGGTGATTCAGCAGAAGGGTAATAACGGTTACAAGTATTTCACGCTGAACCTCGTTTAGTAGTTTCAAATTTTGGGCCGCGCTCTTTGAGCGCGGCCCATTTTTAGATATAGGGAGTATAATGTCTGCAATTTCAGATGCTAGGGCTAGTGCTAAGAAACGTCGCGCTGATGTTACGGCTAAGATTAATAGGCTTAGTCGTGTTAACAATGCTGATGTAGGCGGTACTCAGTATGACCCTAGGTTACCTGTTGGCGCTGTTAATTCTATGACTACTAGGCAAGCTAAATCTTATCAGAATAAGCTAAATAGTTTTATGTCTAGGTCTAATAGTTTTGTTGGAGGTAGCGATAGGGCTGCTATTCCTTCTGCTAATTGGCGACGATACAAATCTTTAGAACGTGCATACAATCGTAAGTCTGATTCTGTTATGGCAGCTATTGGGGATATTAGCCTCTTATGACACCTTCTACTAAAAAGACAATGGGCCAGGCTAGTAGTAAACCGTTTTCACCTGTTAGCAGGAAGGCTAGTAACGTTACTGGTGTTGAGTCTTTGGATAAGTTGTCTAAGTCTTTAGAGAAAAAGCTTAACGCTAACTATCTTCCTAAAGCTCTTAAAGCTAGTCGAGTTCAGGCCGGGCAAATGGTAGACGGTATGGGTCTAAGTAGAACCGAAAATAACAACCTTAAAAGACAAATACGTGATTTGTCTGACGATCAGTTTAATGTATTGTGGAGTTATACAGAGTTTCCGAAAAAGCTTTCTATAGCTATGGTTACGTCTAAGAACCCTAGAGATAACATGGTTAATGCTAATTCGGGTGACCGGTATTCGGCAAATGTTTTAGAGAGAAGTAGCGATGACATTAGAACATTTCTTGACTGGTCAAAAACACTCACTCCTGAGCAGACAGGCACCAAACGTTCTCCGTCGAGTAAGGGCACCAAAACCCGTAAAACCCCGCGTAGGCTCCGTTAAAGCTAAGCGTGGTGTATTTGTCGCAGACTTTGAGACAACCGTTAAAGAAGACGATTGTCGAGTCTGGTCTTGGGGTATCGCAGACATTGAAAACGCGGTTTACGATGCTGTAGATATTGGCAACTCTATTGACTCATTTATAGAAGCTATTTCTAAAATGAATAGTATTTGTTATTTCCATAATCTCAAATTCGACGGGCCATTCATTTTAGATTGGCTTTTGAACAACGATTTTAGGCATGTTCAATCCGACTTTATTAAACGTTGTGGCACGTTTAAAACGCTGATTAGCGATATGGGACAGTATTACTCGATTACCGTTAAATGGGATAGCGGACATACTACAGAGTTTAGGGACAGCTTAAAGAAAATCCCTATGCCCGTTAAGCGCATTGCCTTGGCATTTAAGTTAGAAGAAGCTAAAGGTGTAATTGACTACACTTTAGATAGGCCCGTAGGACACGTAATAACAGAAGAAGAAGCGGATTATCTGAGAACCGACGTTCTTATCGTAGCTAAAGCTATGAAGGAAATTCATGATAGCGGAATGAAAAGACTTACTGTTGCTAGCGATAGTTTGGCCGAATATAAGAAGCTTACAGGTGCTAAAGGATTTGATCGAGTTTTCCCGGTTTTATCGGAAGCTATGGATAGTGAAATTAGAAGCGCATACCGTGGCGGTTTCACTTACTGTGATCCTAGGTTTAAAAGCAAGATTACGGGTAGTGGTTTAGTGCTAGATGTTAACTCGCTTTATCCGTCGGTTATGATGGATTGCATTTTACCGTTTGGCGAACCTGTATTCAAGGACGGTAAATATGAGATAACAGAAGAACGACCGTTAGCTATTTTTAGCGTGACTTTCACAGCTAAGATCAAACCTAAACATATCCCCTGTATTCAAATTAAAGGTATGGCTATGTTTGGTTCTACTGAGTATTTAAGTAACATCGATGAGCCGGTAACGCTTATGGTTACTAATGTTGATTGGGATTTGTATAACGAGCATTACGATATCGACGTTTTGGAGTATGGGGGTAGTTGGCTGTTTAGTGCAACTATCGGGATGTTTGATACTTATATTAATAAGTGGGGTGACATTAAAGCTAATTCAAAGGGTGGTAAAAGAGAAATTGCTAAGCTTCACTTAAATGCGCTATACGGTAAGTTCGCTTCTAACCCAAACGTAACTAGCAAAATCCCCCACTTAGTAGATGGAGTGGTAAAGCTGATTAAGGGTGAACCGGAAACGCGCCCACCTGTATATACAGCCGTAGGGGTGTTTATAACCTCGTTTGCTAGGGCTATTACAATTAGGGCAGCGCAAGAAAACTACGATGTTTTTGCTTACGCGGATACCGATTCATTGCATTTGCTTACTGACGAAATTCCTACAGGTATTGATGTTCACCCTACTAAGATGGGTGCTTGGAAACTTGAATACCACTTTACTAGCGCGTTTTATATTCGGGCTAAGGCTTATATTGAAAGCACTATAACCGACGGTTTTGTTGTTCATATAGCCGGTTTGCCAGATAGTGTTACGGTAAACATGACTTTTGATGACATTGTGGATAAAAAAGTCTTTCACGGTAAGTTAAATCCTAAATCAGTCCCCGGAGGCATTGTTCTTAGGGATATCCCATTCCAACTAACTCTCTGATAAGCTTCTATATGTGAGCCCTAAGCGGGCAACATAGACTAACCAATATTTGCACCTGTTGGATCAGGATTGTGTTAGCATGAGGGAGCAACCTGCTAGGTTTGCTTGCTGGTGGCTCCGATAAGAAAAGAGGGGCAGACTTTTAGTCTGTCCCTCTTTTTGCTAAAGAAAAGAAAAGGGTTATGGACGACGAACCGACTACAGAGCCAGTGGAAGCAACTCCTGCTGCTGCTGCTCCTGACACTTCTAGCCACGATGCTAAGATTGCAGAGCTTACTGCAATGTTGGCTGAGCGGGATCTTGCTGTTAGCACTCTTACTAGTGAGCTTGCTGTTTCTAAAGCTGCTAATTATGATTTGCTTATGGCTGTGCCCAAAGATGCCCCGGTAGACGGGGAAACAACTGATGAGTCTGATGACTCTGACGACGATCCTGATATTGACGATCTGTTTGAAGATAAGGAATAATTAAATGCCGAAGATGGATATTAGACCTCTTAGGTCTAACACAAGTAACACTGACATTCTTAACGCTATCCGTAAGAATGCTAGCCCCGCCTATCAGAACCGTATTCCAGAAGCTACGAAAGCTGGTCTACAGGATAATCTGCAAAACCTTACCGATTATCGTCCCGCATGGAATGAATTTGTCGATGCGCTTATTAACCGTATTGGTCTGGTTCTTGTCAAGAACAACATTTGGACTAACCCTCTTGCTAAGTTTAAGAGCGGTATGCTCCAGATGGGTGACACGATTGAGGAAATTAACGTCGGTCTGATTAAGGCTAAGACGTATAACCCACAGCGAGAATATCTTGAGCGCGACATTTTTGGACAGTATCCTCCGGAGGTTCAGTCAAGCTTTCACAAGATCAATCGTCAGGACTATTACCCGATTACGGTTAATGAGCCTCTTCTACAGCGCGCGTTCATTGATAACTCTGGTTTGCAGTCTTTCGTTTCCGGGGTTATGGCTGCACCGTCTACGTCTGATCAGTGGGACGAGTTCCTGCTAACTACGGGTCTGTTTAATGAGTATTACAAAGCTGACGGATTCTTTAAGGTTCAGGTTGGGGATGTTGGCGCGTCTTCTAGCGGTGCTGACACTGCTAAAGCTTTCCTCCGTAGGGTTAGGGAGTTCGCGGGTAACCTTCAGTTCTTGAGTACTCACTACAATGCTTCTGGCATGCCTATTGCGGCGTCTCCTGATGACCTTGAATTGTTTATTACGCCGGAAGCTCTGGCAGCTATCGATGTGGAAGCTCTTGCGGGTGCTTTTAACATTGATAAGGCTGCAATGCCTACGCGCATTACTGTTATTCCTAAGGAGCATTTCGGGTTCACAGGAGTTCAGGCTATTCTTACTACTATCGACTTTTTCGTTATTGCCGATAGTCGTATGGAAATGGCCTCTGTTTACAACCCTGTTAGCCTCTCGAATAACACGTTCTTCCATCACTGGGAGGTTGTGAGCGCATCGCGCTTTGTTCCCGCTATCCTCTTTACTACTGAGGCTGGTACGGCTATCAACGTTATTAAGACTCCGGTTACGGGTGTTACTGGTATTACGTTCTACAATGGAAGCAATGTTCTTGTGACTGATCTTGAGCGCGGTCTTAAGTACAGCATTGTAGCTAGTGCTATTACGTCTCCTACAGGTGGCACTAATGACGCTACTAGGCTTGAGCTTACCGGTAATAACTCTACTAAGACATATCTTACTCAGTCCGGCATTCTCTTTATTGGTGCTGATGAGTCGTCTTATACGGTTACGGTTACTGCTTTTGCTGTTGATGCTGATGGTGAATTTAGCTCGTCAATTACGGCTAACCTTGTCGGCGATAAGCTGACTCTTTGGCCGGACCCTGCTGTTGAGTCTGACAGCGATAAGGATGGTCTCTTTGAGGTTGTCCCAGCACAGCTTATTAACGTCGCCGGAGTTGTTACAATTCCGACCGTTAAGGGTGTTCAGTACCTCAAGAATGGAGTTAACGTGTCTAACGGTTCTACTCATACTCTGGCTACTGGTACTACTACGTTTACGGCTGTTGCTCGTGCTGGCTTTGAAATTAAGGCCGGATCGGTTACTACTTGGACGTTTACCGTCTGATAAACCCTGTATGATGGGCGGATACCTTATAGGTATCCGCCCATTGTCATAACCAGATAGGCAAATTATGAACGGTATTACGAATCCACCTAACGAATATTCGTTTGGTCTTGACTTCAATTACGCTTTGTGGACTCCGGGCACTCGCGTTACGCTTGCTAATGTTCCTTGGAATAACGATTATCGGGATATTGTCAAGTTTGCAAATAAAGCTGCACTCAACACTTATATTACTAGCCTTGAAACTACAGGTGTTGTAATCAACAATATGTCTTATTATAAGCCTAACCAGCCTATTCGTATTGATGTACCGTTTAACGTAGCTAACCGGTTTAATTACCTTAGGGCAAGCAACCCTATTCAACCTATTACTGGCGATATCACTAAAGACTTCTATTACTTTATTACCGACGTTCGCTACATTGCTCCTAACACTACTGAGGTAGTTGTGCAGCTTGACGTTTGGCAAACTTTCGGATTTGATATTACTTTTGGTAATAGCTATATCGAGCGAGGACATATTGGTATTGCCAATACTAAAGCTTTTAATAATTATGGGCGTGACTATCTGACAATTCCCGAAGGTTTGGATATCGGGGGTGAGTATCAAATGGTTAATAAGCGTGACCGGGTTATTATGCAACCCGATCAGGTTAACGGTGCTAACACTGGTAGTAATAACGTTCTAGTTGCTAGCACAGTTGACCTAGAAGCAGAAGCGGGAACAGCTGATGCTCCTATCCTTATATCGGCTAAGGGTAGCAAAATTATGGGGTTACCTTCTGGTGCCACCTATTACGTTTGGCAAAATACCGATTCATTTAAAAGTTTTATGGATAGATACTCTAATAAGCCGTGGGTCACTCAAGGCATTATCTCTATTACGGTAATCCCAGAAGTTAGACGTTACTTTGATGGTTTTGCGCATAGTGCTACACCTTATACAGGTACGGGCGCGGTTCAGATGCCTAACACTAAGCCTAAAGCTATTACCCATAACATGGCTGTTGATTGGCGCGATGGAACGTTTATTCTTCCTTATATCCCAGCGCGTTATCAGCATTTGAGAAAGCTTTTCACTTATCCTTATATGGTTATTGAAATGACTACGTTTACGGGTACGCCTATTCTGATTAAACCCGAATCGTGGGCTAACGATGATGCGCGAGTTATTGAGCGAGCCGGATTGGTGCCACCTAATCAGAGGGTTACGTTTACCCCGTATAAGTACAATGCGCGCCCCGGTTCACCTGTTGATAACGTTTCTAACGGGTTTGAAGATTTGCCTGACACTGATTTGCGCGGGGATGATTGGGGAGACTTCTTAGATATTGCAACTCAGGTAAACAATTTCCCCACAGTTGCTCTTGTCAATAACGGGGCAATTAATTACATGGCTTCTAACTCTAATAGTATTGCGTTTCAACATAACAGCGCAGACTGGTCACAGCAAAGAGCCCTAAGCGGAAACGTAGCTAGCTACGATAATACAACTGCTGGCATTGAAGCTACAGGCGCGCTTAACTCTATTGGCGTTAATGCTGACACACTGCAAACTAATCTGAGTAACCTCACAGCCCAGCAAAACAACATCGCTAGCGGCGTGGGAGGCATCCTAGGAGGTGCAGGGCTAGGCGGGGCTGTAGGCGGGCCTGCTGGTGCTGGCCTAGGTGCAGTGGGTGGTGCTGTTTCGTTTGCTGGTAGTGCCATTTCTACGGGCATTAACAGTAATGCCGCTATCGGAGGTTTGGCTATTCGCGGTAACGCTTCTAGGGCGGCTACGGCTGTGGGGCAGGGTGTAGCTAGTCAGGTAAGAGACACTAATAAGGCTTTGGGTGATTGGGCCGCAAAGGGCGATTACTCTAACGCTATTGCTAGCATTAACGCTAAAGTGCAAGATGCTCGTCTTATCCAACCGACTACCAGTGGGCAGGTTGGGGGAGAGTCTTACAACTTCGTTAACGATGTTATGCGGATGTCTATTAGGTGGAAGCTCATAGACCCAGCTGCTATGCGCGCGGTTTGCGAATACTGGCTACGTTACGGATATTCGGTTAGACAGTTTGCTGTTATTCCGGCGGCTCTTAGTGTTATGTCTAAGTTTACTTATTGGAAGCTAGCCGAAACTTATATAACAACTGCACCTATGCCAGAACCGATTAAGCAAACCATTAGGGGTATCTTCGAAAAGGGTGTTACTGTTTGGAGTAAGCCAGAATTTATTGGAAATACAGATATCGCTGATAACGTGCCACTAGGAGGATTTACCCTATAATGTCAAGTCATAAGAGAGCTAGTGGGGCTAGTGAAATATATTCGAACCATTTGTTCGGTAAAGGATTTAACAATAACCCGGCTAATACCCGTACTGGTACTATTGAAAGAATGTATCATCGTATTCTTACCGAGCTTGCTACTAATCGTTTTAAGTGGGATGGTTTGCCAGATTCTATTGATGTTCGTTTTCTTGAAATGAAGCTGTTTTATAAGGCATTAGCCGTGTTCTATTTCGATAAAGAATACGACCAATACCTCGCGCTAGACGGTACTGGGACATCATATGTGAATATGCTAGATAACCCTACAGCTTTTCAAGTTATCGGTAATCATTTCGTAGGTAAAACAATTAGTGCTAAAAACTGTGTTCCCATTTGGGCTAACTATGTTCGTATGCCCGATATTGACATTGTTCAAATCTATTCGCATAAGCTTGCTAATTTAGATAGAAGCGTTGAAATTAACTCAGCTAACGCTAGACAAACTAAAGTTATTGTTTCTAGCGAAAATCAGAGGCTTACCACCACTAACATTAGTCGTCAAATTGACGAAGGTGTTAATAACATTGCTGTAGCGGGTGCTATGCAAGACCTTGCTTTTATTCAAGCATTAGACCTAGGTGTTAATCCTGACACTATCGAAAAGCTACATATTGTTCGAACTCGCCTATGGAATGAATGTATGGGTCTTATGGGTCTTGAAAACTCTAATCAGGATAAGACAGAACGGCTAGTATCCGGGGAAGCTGATGCAAACAACGATCAGACTTCGGCTATGCGTTATGTGAACCTTAACGCTAGGCGTATTGCTGCTACTGCAATTAACAAAAAGTATCCGGAGCTTAACGTTAGTGTCAGGTATTACACTGACGAAGAACGAAATGCCTCTATGGATATTGCACCTGTAACCGATAACGCTATTGATGATGGAGTTGATGAGTAATGGCAACATTCACAATGTCTCTTAAAAAGGCAATAGAGATAACAGGAGGAATTGTAACCGTTTCTCCCCAAGGTACAGCTATTCTAACAGGAGGTAATATCGGTATTCAATATTACCCTATTTTCGATCCTAACTATAAAGCAACTCTAGACGGTAAGATAATCGACCGTTATTGGAATAGGGAAATAGGGCTAGAAACTATTGATATGTTCCAACTTGCTATGCGGCGTAAAATGAACGAAATTATGCCGTTCTTTAATAAGATGTATCTTAGTGAGAAAATCATATTCGACCCTCTTAGCACAGTAAACCTTAAAACTATTGGTTCTGATATTGGAACTAGTACCGGGGCTAGTACAGGTAACAGTGTGTCCACAGCTACGGCCGATTCTAAGTCTCGATCTGTTAGTTCGGAAACTCCCCAAACAATGCTTTCACCTAACGGGGATTACGCTACAGGTGCAGTAGATGCAATAAGCAACACTAAAAACGGGTCTAATGCAACTCAGGCGGGCTCCGAAAATCAGTCAAGCAAAATGGACAACGTAAGCACGACTACGGGCTATCAGGGAGTGGCTAGTGATCTTCTGATGCGGTATAGGGATTCACTGCTGAACATTGATATGATGATCGTAACGGAGCTAGAAGAACTGTTTATGCAAGTATGGGACAATGGCGATAGCTACACTAATTCGAGAGGTTTTTACTAAATGAGTACCCCAATCTTTACCGGCTATATTCCAGCCTATACCCCTCTTACTAACATCACTCCGTTTACGTATCGGGATGGTCTTACTTATCTTGAGGTTTTGGAAGGTCTTAGAACTTATCTAAACGATACCGTAATTGATTTTATTAACATCAACTTCACAAAGCTAGGCGACGACTTTATTTTAGAAGTTAGTAAGCTGCTAACTTCTGTAGATCAGACGCTCTTGC